ATAGTATCCCTGCAATTCGGCACTGCCACCTACTGCACTACCCCAGCGGATCATGAGGAAGTTGCTGAACTTTTTGCGTTCTTCGTCTGTAAGTTCACTATAGAATGATCTGTTCTTGAGATCAAACTGTTTCATTTCATAAAATATGTCTAGTTTGTTCATACTGGGTGATGCATTACGGGTCCGTTGTCATCTTTCTTACTAAGTTCATACAGTACTTTAGCACGTTCTAGTGCTTCTTGCAAGGCGGGATTGTCCTTTGCGGCTTCAACTATTTTGTGCCAGTAGTGCGACTCTTGTATCCAATTGTCAACTGGGTATGTTCCTATTAATACCCTTTTGCTGTTTGCTTGTCCAATTGGTCTACCCCATATGTTGCCATATGTGTCATTTTCGTAAATGTATTTGGTGCCTGTTTCTGTGGCTTCCCATTCAATTTGATCTTTTGGATCCATCTGTGTATTTCCTTGCAGGTTCTGTGACTATGTATCTACCAGTTAGCCTATCCTGGAAGCCCTCAATAACTTCGCGATGCAGTGGTAAATCTTCTAGCCCATAGTCAGGCGAAGCACATTCGTAGTTGGTATTGAACGTACTAGCAAAATAAACTTGCGGTATATCTATATCTTTAACACACTCATGCACAAACTTGTGATGTAGGTGTCCGTAGTCACCATCCTCGTTATGTGTGAGTATCAACTTGTATCCTTGTGCCAGGTATTGTATTTTTTCTCTCGCTTCTTGGCCGTCAAATCCCAACTCGCCACGCTCTACATAACTGTAGTCATCGCGATTGCCCAGGAAATACGTGTCAATGTTGTGCTTACGCCAAAACGATCTTACTTCTCGAGCTCTATCATCCTTGTCAAAGTAGGTTAGGTACATTATGTCCCAATCGAATCCAGTATGATTATGCAGGAACGGATACCCAAATATAATACAATCATCTGGGTGTGCTACCAGTAATAATGCTCTACCAGCACTTGGAATAGTCAACGATTTCACTCTGTCTTGAGATGTCTTTAACAAAATATGCACATCTTGGTTTTTTAACATTAGTTTCCAATGGTATAGCAAGTAGTTGCCCCGGACGTAATTTAGGAAAATACCATTTTACGTCTTGATATATGTCGGCTATTTCTATGGGAGCAAAACTTGGCCGGTAGTCGCTTAGTGGATTAAAAATGTAAGTGTTGAATCCTCTATCATTTATACTAGTTAACGGAACCACTTCTAAGTCTCCTACGTCTGGTTCTCCGATCAGCACATGCCAATCCACAGGCATTTTAATTTGAGCGTCACCAATACGCAATACCAATGCTGGACTATTGAATGATTCTAAAAATATCAACGGAATATAAAAGTAATCAGGATTACGAGGGTCGCTATTGTCTAACACAGCAAATCGCATGTCGTCTACTTCATCTGGTATTTCGTTTAGCTCGTATGCTACATCGTCTAGCGTTAAAATTCTCATTAGTAAGTTAGTCTCCAGTCTTGTATATTATGATCGTACCATATCTTTATGTCAGCATTCTTGTTCCGTACTCTGCTTAACACTGTTTTTGCAGGACTACCCCATATAGTGTCTTCGACACGCATGTAGATATCATCTATCATGTGAGCTCTCCATTTCAACACTACTACAAAGTTTTCAACACGGCAGTAGCCAGGTAGATTCTCCTTTGGAATCGTAAACTCAATATTGTTTACATCTGTTGTTTTATCATTAAGGTCGACAATGTAAGGATCATGTTTATGAATGCATCTAAGTTTCAAATCAATCTTATCGTCTTCAAACCATTTTAACTGTTGAAATAAATTGTTTATAACATTAAATCTATATAGTGTGCTAACAATCGGGTGCTTGGTTTGAAACCCGTCATTGATAGTTTTTTCGTATGCGTCGTCGATCTCAATGTCGGGTTGAAACTCAAACGCATCACTATAAGAGCTAACCAAAGGAAATATTGGATTATTCTGATATATCTCAGTCACCAATTCAATTTCTCCGGGAATAAACTTACCTCCCCACTGCTTTGAATGATTTGCTAAATCAATAATGTCTTCATTAAAAATAGGCGTGCCTATTGTTTCGGATATAAAGTAATCTATATCGTCAGGCATATCAACTCTATCAAGTTTGTAGAAGTTTTTATTAATGATTTGAATAACATTGCCTAACCCTAGCTTGTTAACTATTCCTCTGGCATACTCTGCACGGCCTGGATCCATTTCGATACTGTAAACTTTCTTTGCTCCAGCTTTAGCGGCTAGTATACTTAATAGCCCTGTGCCAGTACCTATGTCACACATAACACTGCCAGGTGCTACACGTTCAATTGCAGCCTTGTATGCTATGTTGCGCCCAGTGTCGTTGATCATTGGCATGTAAATGCCGTTGTTTTTAAACCAATCAAAGTCTTCAGTTGAATGGGTAATTGTGTTGTCAGTCATTTATTCTAAACCTGTCTCTTATAATGTTTAAGTATCTGTCTGCTAGATATTCTTGACTCTGCTCTGCTCCGTGATACCCTGGATCTTCTCCCGAAAACGGATATTCATTTGTAGCATATGCAGGTGTATCTTCAAAGTCTAATGTTAAGCAACGATCGGGTATGTTCTGAGGAAAGTGGTCTCTGACCATGTCACTGGTCCATATATTACATGCCACCAACAAGAAAGGGATACCTGCATGATGCAATCTAAATATGCCATCACTGATAATATACCTATCCTGTTGCAGTTTCCAGTTGCTGTCGTACATGTGATTTACATACTGTTTCACTGCCTTTGCTGTTGCCTTGTCCAACTTCTGACTACGGTAATGGTGGTCGTAGTTTTCTGCTAAACTAAAAATAGTTTCTGAAATCATCCTGTAGTTGTTGTTGCCCCAGTTGATATTGTCAACTCCTGCATTGGGGTCATAGCCAGTGCCGTGATCAGTTTGCAGGTGTTGCTGTAGGTCACTGTTCCAACCTTTGTTTTCGTTCTCGGGTGCTACATAAGGTGCGGCACTTCCTGGTATTTCCATTCTGTCATGGAACGTGGGTGCTACTATAGCAAAGTCTGGCTTTTGGCGTAGTATCTCATCTATCATTACACGTATGCCGCCATTGCTCATGCCTTGACGTGCTAGATGTACCAAGTCCCAATCCAATTTAGCCGCTAGTTTTTCGCCCCAACTGGTTCCTACTAGTGCAGGGTCTGTACTGGGCGCACTGAAACTGCACCCTGTGATCATTAGTTTCTTTCTTATTGCCATTCTGTTTTCTCCACAGCAAACGGATAGTTTGCATCTCGATAGAATGCTTTACGTTTAGTTAAGTGTCTTTTTGCGAACTTGCAGGTGCTGGTTATATCCCAGATCTGTACGAAGTCTTTGTCTTGGGCTTTACGAATGCCCCGACCAATGCTTTGAATAACACGTACAAAACTCTTACCAGGTTCAATGAGAACAAGATTAAAAATACGGGGAATGTTAATACCAACACTAGCAACACCGTAAGTGGCGATAATGATCTTGCCTTCTGCTTCTGCCACTTCATCATAGTGTTCTTTTCTTTCTCCGGCTTTGGTTGATCCTGATACAAATACACTGTCTGGTAGTCTGCCGGCTAGTTCTTTACCTGCGGATATTCTGTCTACTAGAATAAGTGTGTTGCCTGACTCATTAATAGTACTTATCAATCCACTGATATAGTCTAAACGTTCTTGATTCTCCAGCAAATACTTTAGTTCGCTTTGATAGTTTGTATACTCAGTGTGATCCACAAGTTGTACAACATTAACATGGCACATGGCCAAGTGTCCTGCTTCCTGTAGTTCACGTGCGCTTAGTTGCCCTACTACTGAGCCTAAGTTGCAGAATATGCTCATGAACTCAAACTGTTCTTTGGGTATGGTGCCTGTTAGTCCCCAGCGTATGGGGATACGGCTCATTGGTCCACTCAGTAGTGTTTTAAGTGCGTCTGCTTTGGCACCGTGTACCTCGTCAACAATAACACCCACTACACCTTCCAAGAACTCGCCAATGGTTATGTCTGCTTCTGCGTTCCTAGTTTGTTTCAGCATGTTGTTGAGACTTTGCCAAGTACATATGGTATGCACACGACCAAACTCTTTTCTATCACCAAAGTAAACACCAACATCCAAGTCCAAGTTATCAAAGTCTTCTTCAGTTTGCGTAACCAAGCTCTTGTTGGGCACAATAACAATAGTACGACCGTACTCACTAACCTTGTCAGCAAGTGCCGCTGTCATTATGGTTTTGCCTGCGCCTGTTGCTACTTCTTGCACACACTGCGGATTCTTCAAGAAGTTGTTTACCAACTCAACTTGATAGTCCCTTAGTTCAATAGGCTCACCCACTTTAGGATGATTCTTGGGCCACGCCTTGTGCGAATAACTCTGTTCATTTACTTCTGTAAAGTCAAACTTGGTCCTGTAGTCCCTGAGGTCTTCCACTTCAATATCATAACCTTGATCATCAAGATATGGAAGTATCTCTGGCAATAGATTAATGTATGTGGTTCCGCCAAGATTAAAGAATGGCACTTTACCATCCCAACGTCCTAATCTAACTGCTGGTTGGTAACGTGCGCCAGGAACGTCAAACTTAAACTTGCGCACCAATGCTGTTCGGGTGCCCAGTTCTAGTCCTTCGATCTTTACATTAACTTCATCTTTGATTATTAACTTGGCTTGCAATCTATTTTCCTTTGTATGTATTGTACACTTCTGCGGCAAAGAACACAACCTTTTCAGCACGTTG